ATACATTTTTCTTTGTTCTATTATATTCTTTTGTTGTTAACTGAAGATTATCTAAATCCCATATTATACATGCTGGTGTTTCTTTTACAAACCAGCTTACTGGTATCTTATGGTCTATTTCTTGATTATTAGTTAATGTTCCTATTTTATTTAAGAAATCATTATATGTGTATCCTAAAATAGCTTCTGTTTTATCGTTTTTTGTTTGGTTTTTTAGATAATGATTTATTTGTGATTTTAAATTCTCTATTATCCTAAATTTATTATCGTTTTTTCTTTTATTTTTAGCATATTCATTTTGGTACTGTCTATAATAATCTTTATTATCCTCTACCCATTCTTTTATATATTGTTGCTGTCTGTTTTTTATTTCTGGATTGCTTCTATATTCTTTTAGTTTGGGTGTTATTATATTTTTATTGTTATGATAATAGTTGTTTGTTTGTTGTTTTATACGTTCACTATCATCAGCATATAATTTTTTATTAGTGTTGCTTACACATTGCTTACACCATACATGATATCCATCAGTTTTATTTTTATTTTTATTAAATTGATCTAATGGTTTTTCAATGTTACATTTGTTACATATTTTCATATAATATCGTTTATAATAAATATATGAAAGGTGCAGAACAGCTTATATTTTCTCCAAACCATGATATGACTTACCCTGCTTAACATTTATAGGGTAGTGTATCATATCTTTGATATCGGTTAACAATTGGGTACCATCTTCTTTACTATAATCAAATAAAAACGCATCATAAGTATACAATACTAATTTTGTTTTCTTATCTCTCAAGTATCTTAATATGTTGTCTAACATCGCTACGTTGTTAGATGTTTCGTGACTCTGAATAATATAATTCAACAATTTAGATTGTGTCATTTCAGCATCACGTGTAAATATTCTATTTCGTGTTGCGTATTGTCCACCATATTGATATTCATCCCATATACCATCAGTTAATGTTACTATATCTCTGAAAAATGGTTGATTACGATAATCTTTCCATACACCGCCATATAATTGTTTGAATGTTAATTCCTTAGCTTCTTGTGTTGTTACACCTAACAATTCACCTAGCGTTTCGTATGTATTTTTATCACCAAAATTAAAATCAATCATATCACCTAATATACGTGGGTGATAACCCTGAATATCAAATTCAACAAATTTATCATTAGTTGGTCTGTAGCACAAGCGTTCGCCATTATTTTTATCTAATGCAGCAAAATTAATACTGTTGTACGTGTTTGATGGTCTACCAGTTAATGTGTATAAGTTATATTGGCTGTATATTCTACCTTTGCTAAGGTTAAGCTGTGGGTATAGTAAATCTTTACCATAAGCATCAATAAAGCATTGTTTATCTACCTTAATACCATTTGATTCTATAGCGTGAAACACGCGCGTTAAAGGGCCGTTATTAAACGCATAAACAACGTTATCTGAGCGGAATTTCTGTATTATTGGAAGTACTACATCAAATGCGTTTTCGCATTCTTCATAGTGTTTACTAATTGGAATTAGTTTATTTGTTATTGGAGACGCTGTGTGATGTCTGTAATAGAATGTATGACATGATGTGAATGCTCCTGTTAAATCTGGGTATTGAATGAAGTTGATGTCATATAACTTATCATGGTATGGGAAGTGATACAGCGCTTCCTTTTTATTCAATACGAATAATCTATCAGTATTTCCTAATAACCATTCAAATACATCTTGTTGTAATAATGCAAATGATTCGTTGTGATCTAAACACAGCACATATCCTTTATGTTGTGTTATATCACGAACATAAATTAAACTTAGTGGACTTAGTTTAGGATGGTAGTTGTCGTTTTGTTGAATAAACTGAACGAAGCAATCATTAAACGGACCTAGTTGTTGTAATTGATCTTGTCTTTCTATAATGTAAAACATAATTCATAACCTTTGAGATTGAAGATACGAAAGGGATTTTAGCCCAACAAGAAAATTTTTAAACCAGGCATTTCTCTATCTGCTTCGTCTATGGATTTTGGTTTGCCCTGATAAGTACCAACATAAGTAGTTTGGTAAATAGGGTCACTTTGAAGAGTTTGATATGATTCTTCACTGATTGCTCTTATAATGATTGGATTTTCGTTTTTCTTTTTATAGTAAAAGGCAAGTGGTACTACTCCATCATTATTAGTAACAAAAGAAATATTTGATTTGGGTAATGAATGGATTTTCCCATCATTTATCTTTATCCCGGATATAGCGGCATATTGAGCTGTTTTAGGATTAAGTAGTAATTTGTTAACATCATCCGATCCTTTCTTTATTAGTACAGGTGATTTTATATTGAATTCTTTTCCAGCATATGTCACATCATTATATTCATAATAATATCCTTGATAATTTTTATATGTTTCTTCAACTAAATATTCCCCACCAGTGGTATATTTACTTGTTACTATTTGATTTTGTGGTACTCTTAATCCCATAATTATAATCCTTTACGTATAGCTTGTTTATATAGATTATCTCCAAGTTTTGTAGTATCCGAACTATTATTTCCTACCCAGTTTTTAGCATATCCTGATCCAAAATAAGATGAATCACTTGAATTTGTAGGTACCATTTTTCTTCCACTAGATGTTGTTTCTTTTCTACTAGCCATAACTGCTACAAGATGATCAATACATCTTTGCCAAGTTTCGTATGTAGCAAATGCTCTACAATTACCCCCACTATCTATTAAACTAGTTGTACCTTTTACATAATTAGTATCAGTAGCAATAAATCCACCTCCATCTGTTTGAAGACCTATATAATTATTATTTACTCCTTTTGCTCCATGGGCAGATTCAATTACAAAAATAGCGTATGCTGCTCTTCTTACAGATAAATCAGTAACTGTATTTTTAAGATAAGTAGCTACTTCAGTTTCATTTACTGATGTGCGTTTATACCCTTCATACACAAGATTTTTCCATTTTCCTTTTCTATTAGTAACGTCTCCACAAGAACCCCCTGTTCCACCTCCACCTCCAGCTTGTATTTCATTTGATACTATAGCTGCTGTTATTGTTGTTAAATCTGACAAATTTAAACTAGAAAAAGCTATATTTGAAACTGGGTCTTCTAGCACCATATTTAATGTTTCTATTTTAGTAACCCAATCTCCATTAGATATAGAATGACCAATTCTATTAATAGCTTGCCCCATTTGAACTCCAGCTCCATCTCCTCTATATCCTCTAGGAATGATATTTGGTGGTAATTTAAACATATGACCTATTATTAAACCTCCTATACCATCTATCTCACAAGTAAATTTAGTTGGGATTATATTTCTATTACTGCCTGGTGATTTACAAATTGTTTGGAAATATGCTATTACATCATGTAATGAATTTTTAGCATTAGCTGTTAATGTACTATAATCTGTTTTTGTATCTTTTGATTTTAAAGAAGCAAATAAATTAACTATTTGAGCTACACCGTTTGTTATAGTTGGTTTGTTGTTTTCAACGGATCCTGTTGGACTATTAATTCCATCAACTTTTTCAGGAATAATTCTATCTGTTAAATTTCTATTAAAATCAATCATAGTGTTATTTTGCATACCTAATTGACCACCTTTAGCTTGAGCTCCAATAGCTATTGCTGATGATTGATTTGGGAAGATTTGTGATTGAAAAGAATATGATCTAACGACTGAGTCTAGATTATGTACTTCTAGTTGAAATAAATTATCATAGCTAGCTTTTTTAGGTTCTGTATAGCTAACATCAATTATTCTAGCTACATTATTAGAAATAGGATCAACATGTATTTCAAAATTATTAATATTTCCTATAGCAACTTGAATATCCGATATTATCTTTTTTAGATAATTATATAAATTAATTTCATTTTTTTGTCTAGGATCACTAGACTCTAAACTACTATCTAATGCTTTTAAATATAAATAATCAACATTAACATATATATTTTTTATATATCCAATTTCATCAAATCCCTTTTCATTACCATAAAAATAACTATTTGGAATTTCTTTTAATATTTGTAAATTATCAAGAGCAGGAGCTGCTTTTTTTTCTATAGTGGCTTCACTTTCTGCTGTTGATACTGCCGTAGTAGGTGGTGGGGTGATAGTAATACTTTCAACATCAATCCCTAAGTTTCCAGCCGCTACGACATCCACTTTAAATCCATGTCTTTCTAAATGTTTTTTTATCAACAAAGCCGTATCAAGATCACCCGTACCTAATTCTCCATTAAGTACATCTTGTAAATTTGTATATTCTTCTTTTTTAGCATCAGGATCCTCTGGAATGTAAGTATTATTAATTGCGTTATATATTCCAACATTTTTTATTTTTCTTATACCCCTTAATAAAGTAGATTCATCAGTAGGATCAAATGTTGATCCTTGCCATCCGGTTTTTATATCAGCAAAGGCAGATTTTGCTATTCCTTGACTTGGATCTTCTTGTACTGCTTCTACTAATGGAGCAACTATAGTACCTCCATCTTCATACCATGCTGGGCTCTTTATTAAGCATACACTAGGATCTACGGATACCTGAAGTGGATGGGCTACACATAATAAATCCGTAGGTGGATTATCTTTTTCATAATTATTTGAAAGAAGAGATACTTCAATTAAACCTTTTTGATCAGTACTTGATTTAGCTATAATACGTTTGTTAAGTAAACTGATTGCTAAATCTAATGTAATATAAAGTTGAAGGCCTGTTGTGCCAACTAAACTATCTGGATTAGGATTGGTTGTAGTTAAGTAAAGCTCACCTTTTTTAAAGACTTGGTTTGCATTATCTATAGCACTTGTAGTATAACCGGAGGATTTTGTTTTAAAAGAACTACTATTATCAATCCATCTATAGTAAAATTCAGCCCACATTCCCGCTAATATATTTCTTTGATATTTTTCTGCCCATTGAGTTGCAGTACCACCTGAAAATTCATCATTTAATAATCCTTGATCTACAGTCTCTATTTTTTTAGGAGTTATATAATTTACCTTTAGCGATTCAATAATTTCACCTGTAGATATAATATTAGTTTGGCAGTCGTATCCTCCATCTGGTCTAGCGGACCATTGGTAATTTTTAATATAACCAAACATAGCGTCATAGTTACCACTATGTTTTATTGATTTATCATATAAATCTTTAAATAATTGAGTTCTATTTGTATTTGCTTTATGTAATATATCATAATAATCAGTAAATGTAGATTGATATTCTCCATTATTATCTAAATAAGGTGCCCAACCCCACTCTACTAATACAGTATATCCGGGACGCATATATAATAATTCTAAATCTTCTAGTTGTTGGATATCCCAACATTGAAAATTAACTGTTATCTCTCTTAATGAACCATATGCTGATAGAGATTTAATTTCCATATCAACAATACCAGGCATTGGTCTAATACCACGTTGGTATCTAGTTCCATCATATGCTCTATTGCTATAAGCATTTTTAAATGAAGATCCTATTCCTGACTTTTTAGTAAGAGAAAAGTTATTTTGATTTAAAGAATAATTTAAAGTCCCACCCTGTAAAACATATGCTTTTGCTAAATCACTATCACCATCTACGTTAACACTAGATTGCATTCTAATCCACGCATTACGAGAATTTAAATAGGATAAATTTTGAGGTGTGCGATCTGTCATCGCATCCTGACGAGCTTTTAATTGGCCTTGAACAGTAGGAGAGAATGTACTTCTAAATATTGACATAACATTTATCTTTCTTTATTGTAAGTATTAAATAAATTTAAAATACCACTTAAATCAGCTGGTATTCTTAATTGTGTTCCTGGCATTGGGAATATTGAACCGTTTGTTACGTTATTATTGGCTACCGCTATAACCCACCATAATTCAGATTCACCATAGTAAATATACGCTAAATAATCTAATCTATCACCTATTGTTGTTACAACATAGGAATCATTTTCATTTAATGGTATATTAGGATAAAATTTACCTCTATAATATTGTTTTCGGGTTGGTGATTTTAATATTTCTTTAGTATCGTAGCGTGCCATAATTATTTAGATTTAGGAAAATTACGGTAATATTGTATTTGATCAGCATCAGCCCCTGTATTATTTTGAGCAATAAATGATGTATCATCATTTTTAGCTTCAACCAAATTATTTTGACTAGTTTCTGCACCAATAGGAGTAAACGACATTTGTACCTCTATAATATGAGGTAGTATTAATTGTCCTTGTCCTCCTTCTGGTTCATCTATAGCAATTTCCCAAGGCGAATCATTTGGTATAGTATACGAAACAGAATCCAATTTTCCAAGTTGACTATCTAAATAATTACCTACTGTTAATCTATGTAATGGACCTCTCATTATTTTATTAGCATAATCAGGCATTAAACTAGCTATTAGATAATTTAATTTTTGATACATTGGTTTCATTTCTTCCGCTGATAAAGCTGCTACTTTAAAACCAACTTGTATTTTGCGACTAAATCCAGTATATATATAAAATGGATTACCTCTACCAACATAGTTAATTTCATTCCATTTAGAATCAACATTATCTGAGAATGATGTTAAGTATGCTCTAAATACCATCCAATCACCTGAATCTGGGTGGTCAGTATTTACGGATTGTATTCTAAATTTAACTAAATCTCGTATATTATACGATTTACTATTAATTGTTACACTATCGTTTCCAAAGTATCTATCTCCTTGATTTATTGTTTTTTGTTTTCCTTTTGCATCTAATACAGGATTACCATCTTTATCAGTCATTGGTAATAATCCTGAGAATATTGGAGTTAAATTTATTCCATCCTGTTTTCCGCTGCTTATTCTTATTTCACGAGATATTTCATTCCATGGTATTTTTATTTTAATTATTTTATTACCATTACTATATACAGGATATTGAGAGCCTGAAGTATCTGGTAGTATTTCTCCTCCTATTCTTTCCCCGACTACTCCATTGGTTTTATTACCATAAAGTCCAAATGCATTTATCTCATTATCTTTATATGATCCACTTGTGTAAGAATAAGTATATTGTCTAAATCTTCTAGATTCAATAACCTTATTTAATTTTTCATATGTGGATTGTTTTACAGGTCGAGGACTAACTGTATTAGGAGGTATATTTAAATTAGTTATTTCATCCTTATTATTAATAGTTGGTTTAATTAATCCAGGTCTATATATATTAGTATAAGTACCATTATCTCCACGAGAATCAGAAAGATTAAAACCAGAATTAATATCTGGATAATTAGATATTGCTTTATCTCCTTTACCTAATCCACTAGTATAATTTACTGGTTCAGGTTCACCTTTATTATTACGTGTTTGTCCAGCATAATTAGTACTATTGTCAAGAGATTGTTTAATTTTATCTCCATCTTCAGTATTAGATGATCTTCTTATAGTAGTTTGTCCTATAATACCATAAACTGAATCAGGACCACCAAGGTATTGATCTATTATTAATTGCTCTGGTGTTAAACTAAATTTAGGAATTCTAGGTCCCCCTAAAGGAGCGCTAATAGTATTAAATACATTAGTAATACCTGCTATTGTTCTATTAACTCTATTAATTAGTTGTTGGGTTGGGTCTGCCGGATTTGGTTTAATATCCCCTATATTAAATTTATCTTTTAAAGATACTAATCTATTATTTCCTTTTAAGTTAGAAATAGTAACCTCGTTATTTGCTGTAGCTACAGCTTCATATTTACTTGCTTCACTTTGTTCTACAAGTAAACCGTGTCTATTAAAATGACGTCCAAAAGCAGTAGCAGGAATTTGTGCTAATGTATTAACACCTCCATTATATGTTCTAGTTGGCTCTAATAAACCATTAGTAGCAAATGATAAAGCATTCTCAGGTATCCCCTGAATTATATTACGTGGATTTTTAGGGACTTCTAGTCGTGGATTAGATAATTGTAAACCTATTTGTTTTACTATAAATAAAGAACCCTGAACACCAGAAGATAAAAATTTATTGATACGAAGTCTATCTGTCTCTGATGCTTTAAATGCTCCTACAATACCATACCTCATCGATCCATCATCAAATGGAATTCTAAGGTCAGCAGTATTAATATCGGTTACAATATAAGGTTGGCCACTATCACCACCACCTGGTGTATCGTTTCCGTACTTAAGTGATTTTAAGTCTGTTTTTAAGTCTAATAGAGGCATTTATATTATATTAATATCTTCCTGGTTGAGGTCCTAAGTCTTTATATCTGCGGCCTGTTTTTGATTTGTATATTTGAGATACAACACCACCACTACCAGCTTGATAATTGTTAGGAGCATTTGGATCTAATTCGTCCAATCTTGCTGGTGGTTTAACTGCTGTAACACCACCTAATGCTGTTCTGTTAAAATCAATAATACGTTCATTAGGACTGCCATCTACAGAATATGTATTTTGTAATTGGCTTAATGCAGGATCTAATGATCCATTTCCACCCTGTCCTGCTGATTGATATCCCCATGCTGGTTGGTTTGGTTGTGCATTAATGCCGTTTCCTACTAAACTTAATGTGCTTGTTGCTAATTGGTCAATTATTGCCATAATTTTGTTATTTTATTGTGTCAATAAATATTGAATATTTATGCTAATTTATATGAATTGTTAATTGTTTGTGATGTACCTAAGGCAGCTGATCTGCCAATAGAATCAGCAAAGGCATCTTTACCATTGATGACAGCTACTGATGGCCTACTATTTGATTGCTTCATTTCATTGTGCATATCTCTAATGGCTGCTACTACTTCCATACTATTACCACCACCTCCACCACTATTTCCTCTTACACTACCTCCACCACCTAAATTAGTACCTGCTATTACAGTATCATTATCATGTAATCTTATAGCTCCTTCTTTACCTGAGTAAAGTATTTTACCTGATGGGTCCATAACCCCATCTTTCATATACTTACTCACAGCTCCCATGACTAATGCTATTCCTCCTATAATTCCTATTGTTGCAAGACCTAAAGTAGCTGCTTCTGCTGTTGTTACAGCGGCTGCTGCTATACCTGTTCTTACTCCTAATTCTACCATCAATTGGGCTATAGTTTTACCTATTCCTATTACCATTTGTGTACCATATATAGCTGCAATAGCTCCTACAACAGTATATAAAGCTCCTGCGTTCTCTAATAATGAAGCAAACATACCTAATATTGTGCCTAAAGGTCCTTCTGCTAGATTAGCAAGGGTTTCTTGGAATTTTACCATAAGATCATTAAATTTTTCTTGTGTTGACCTTTGATTTTCAACTTTATCTAACATTTGATCAGCAGTCATATTATTTTCTTTCATATAATCCAGCTGTTCTTTATTTAGTTTAGCAGCATTAGCACCATATGATGTTATTGCTTCTTGCTTCATTAACATTTCAGCCATTTCATCTTTACTCATACCAAAAGCTTTTGCTAACGATTGTTGAGCTAAAACATTCATACCACTAAATTCTGCTAATGAACCTGCTTGGTTAGCTACTTCTTGCATTAATGTAGCTTGATCACCTGTTAATGCTGCTGCTCTTGCTTTTTCAAAGTTTAACTGCTTACCAGTCATTAATTCAGCTTCTAATTCATTTTGAATTGATGATTCCCAATCTAACATTGAATCACCAATTTTATCTACTTGCTCTAAATTTAATCCTAATTTTTTAGCTTGAACTACGGCATCCATAAGTGCTCCCTCATTACCCTGAAATTTAACTAGTATACCAGCACTTAATTTGGCAACACTAGATAATAATTCTTTATCACTAATATGGATTTTATTGGCTTGTTGAGCTGAAAATGCTGCTGTTCTTAAATTGGATACATAATCTTTAGTAGACTTACCTGTTGCAGCTGAAAATTTAGCTAAGTTGCCTGCTTCGTTTGCTGCTAATCCTGTAATTTCAGTTAAGCGAGCAAATGTTTCTCTCTCTTGATTACCAAAATCAACGGCTATGCCTAATTGTTCTGTTAATCCTTCTTGTGCTTTAGCTAATCTTTCACCTGTAACAAAAGCATCTCCTGAAGCGTTAGCATAGGCTTGCATTTCCTTCCTCATAACCATCGCTGCATCTTTACTAATCCCTAAGGATTTACCTATTTGAGTCGCTTGATTATCTAATTTAAAGAAGGCGTCTAATAATGCTTTAAATGTAAATAGACTTTCTATACCTAATGTCTTTAAAATATTTAAACCTTTTTCTAATAACTTATTAGATTTTTGTTTCTTATCATTTTCTTCTTTTAATAATTCTAAATAGGCTCCTTCAGCTTCATTTAATTTTAATTGAGCATCAATTTCTTGAAGTTGTTGTTCTAAAGTTTCTTTTTTCTTATTAAAGCCTTTTACATATCCTTTATTATTTTCTTCTATAAGAGCTTTTAATTGAGATTCAGCGGATTTTCTATTGAGTGATAATTTTCCACTTTCTTTATCTAAGCTTTTTATTCTAGATTCAAGTTCTTTAGTAATATCTTTACCCTTATTGAATTCTTCTGTTATATCTTCAAGTTGATCTTTAGTTTCACTTAAACGAGCATTTAATTTACCTTGAAGAGATACAGCAATATCATCAATTATATTATTAAGATTTTCTAAATCTTCTGATATTTGTTTTACTATTTTAGGATCTGTTGCCATAATGTATTATTACATCGTATAAATATAAAAAGCGCCTATTTTTTAGGCGCTTTCGTTACATATGTGGGTGGAGCTATATTAGGTCGTGATATTTCTTTGCTCTTACCTTTATTTTTTAATGTATTGTTTTGTTTTTCATGGGCTTCGTTTTGAGCATCATAATATTCTTTTATTAAATTAAACGTAGTTCTACGTAACCATAATGGCATATTATAAACAGTATCCCAATCATATCCACCATTTCCATGAAAAACAATTTCATGGATTTGCTTGAATAGAATAGGTCTATACTCCGGAGTCAGGCCAAAAAAAGTTTAGTGAAATAGGAACCGTTATACCCTCCCCTGTATAATTTTCATCTTCTGGAATGAATTTCATTTCAATATCTGGTTGAATTTTAGCATAATATTCACGTAATGCTCTAGCATCTGGTGCTAATAAGTAATTATCTACAAAATCACGTATTGATTTTTGTTCACTATCTCCATTAACAGAAGTAATCATATGTTTTAAACGAGTTGTAATATCATATGATCCATTTGGATTTACTTTTTGTAAACCTTTAATTTCTTGATCAATTTTTTTCTCATCACCGTGTGTTAATAACTTAAACGTTATTGTATTACCTGATTTAGGTAAAGCAAATGTAAAGTTATTGCCATTCTTGTACAAGGATTCATCCATTGGTTTTTCTTCCAATTTAGATAAATCAACTGTTGCTTCTTGTTCTTTTCCTTTACCATTAGAATAAGTAAATGAATATTCTGCTCCATATCCTAATACACGAGCTGCAATTAATACTGCATTTTTATCACCAATTAATAAATCATCATAATTAAATGGGGTTACAATTAGTGCTTGTAATAATTTATCAATTACAGTGCCTTGACGAATGAAATTGCTATTAGTAAGGATATCTTCCTCTTTAGCCGTCATATATTTCATTTCAATTTCACCTTTAGCAAGTGGTGATTCTTTTGGATACAGTAAACCTTTTGAGGGTAACGAAACCATTTCTGTCGGTAACTTTAATTCTGCCATAAACGTTATTTATTTTTGTTGCGTATATAAATATATGCAAAAAGAAAGCGTTCGCCAAAATGACAAACGCTTTTTCTATATTTGTTGGTTTTGCCTTAGAAGTTTAATACGCAATAATCCATAGCAATTTCTACTGATAAACTGATAGCAGCATCTGAACTCCAGTCATATTCACCGAATTTAGCAGTTTTAACAAAAGCCCCTTTAATAATCCACTCACTTACTATATCACCTACAGGACCTAATACGTTTAATGTGATATCTTTCTTATAAAAATCAGAATAACCATCACGGCCTGTTACTGATTCGTGAGCCAAACGAGCCCATTCCATTACTGATTGAGCACCACTTGGAGTGATTGGATCATACAGTTCTAAATTCATATTATCCCATTTTACCTTACCTTTTACTTTACGATAAACGTTAATATGATCTAATACTACTTCATTAGCATCGAAGCCAGGAGCACTAGCTTTCTTAATTAGGTATGCTGGAATACCATCTATATACATGATAAACCTATTTTGAACTTTTGGTTCAAAAGCGGTAAACATTATTTCATTTGGATTTAATACGGCCATTTTATTTTATAATTTATTTGTGTCAATAAATATTAGGAACTACATCCCCTTATGCAGGGAATGTAGCACCAGTTGGAAGAATGTTAAAGTTTAAGATAATGAATTCAGCCGTTTTAGTTGGTTGAATATAGATTTGACCTACTAATTGATTACGATCTACTACATCAGGAGTATTGTTTGTATCGTCCATTACTACTTTGTAAGCGTATAAACCTTGACGTTGTACTACTGATGATAAGTATGGATTAACTTGAGATAAGAATCTATTACGAGTTACTGTTGTATTTTGTTCGAATACTAATGTACGAGCAACACCACCGATAAATCCTTTTAATGCGATTAACAATCTACGAACATTTACTCTATCAAGAGCTGTTGGTTTACGTTGTAGTGTCTTTTGACCCCAAACACATACTCCAGTTCCTGGGAATGTTGCTAATGGATTGATATTTGCTGTATATAATGTATCTCTATCTGTTTGTGATAATCTACGTTCTGCACGTACTACTGATGGTATTCCACCTCTATTCAAACCTGCTGGTGCGAACCATTCAGCGCCTACTTGGTCGTTAAATGCTAATACACCGCCGATTACTGTTGATGGAGGACACCATACTGTTTTACCTAAGTTTGAGTTATACAATTGAACCCAAGGATAATATGCTGCTGCATAATTACTTGATTGACCAGCTGCTTGTTGAGTTGCTGTACCAATTGCTGTTCCGTATATTCCTGCTCCTAAAATTGCAATTGCATCACCTCTACTTTCAACACATGAAATCATATCGGCTGCTGCTGCTGTATCTAAACCAATACCTGGTGCCATTAATACATTAAATAAATATTCGTCTCTATTTGTTAGTAAACTAAATGCGTTTGTATAATCACTAGATAAAAATCCTTGAATATTACCTGTTGAACCTGTTCCTATAATTGTTCCTGTTCCTATATTTTCATTAAATTGAGCTGTTGCGTTTGTTGGTACAACACCACCACTAAATGAACCACCATATGAACCACTACCTACTGTTGGTAATGTAGAACCGTATGATCCTGATTTAAAATATCCATTATTGTCTAATGAATCTACGTTTGGTGTTGTAACTGATGCTACACGAATATATTTTGATACATTTGGATAAGTACCTTGATATTGTATATAAGCTGAGTCTGTACCTGTTGCCGCAACGTATACTGGTTTAACATCACCAATAACACGAGCTACATAGTTAGCAAGTTGTGGGTCTAAACTTACGTTTGCCCATGTTTCTAATATATTCTTTTGAGATTGATTATCATCACCACGACGTACTACGATTGTAAATGTACCACTACCTGTTTGAACGTTAGTTACTTCCCAACGAACATTAAATTGTGATCCACTTGCTAATGCACCATTAGCCATACTTGAAGTGTTATTCATTTTATCACCCCAGTCTAATGTTTCAAGTACAAGTTGTGTTGTACTACCACTAGTTACATTTGCTTGAGCATATGTACTAATACCACCACTACCACTAATTATTCTAGTTACTAATAATGATTGACCACCATTTTGAAAATATTCACGAGCTGCTGTAGAAGTGAAATATTCATAGTAGTAGCTACCACTTTTAAATATGTCACCAAATAATGATACATATTGACTATAAGTGGTAACGTAAGTTGGTACCATTGGACGACCACCCACTGTAGGACCTACGATAGCTGCACCAAGAGCTGGTGGAGCTTGTGTATATAAACTTTGGTCTGATTCAATCTGGAATACACCAGGAGATAGAATTACTTCTGACATTTTTTATGATTTGTTTTAAATTATTATGTTGGAGTTACCTAATAATAAATATCTACAAAACCATGCAAAACGCAGAAGTAATATAATTAAAACGGAGTAATTTCGCCGGTTTCGATATTGATATTACCAACACCATATTTTTCTTGAAGAGATGTTAATAATTCTTTCTCTCTAACAGTAAGTGATTTGATATCACCTAATATATTACTTTTTTCTGTTTCCATAGCTATTCTATGAGTAGCTACTTCAGATAATTGTGCTTCAACACTACCTAATTCAAATACAAACTTGTTGTATTGTGTTTGCATTTCTTTAATCTGTGTAATTTCTTCTTCTGTTAATTTTTTTACTTCTGACATAAATTTTATTTATATTTCCCAGCGTTTATCAGGACATGCCTTATCGCCAGAAAGGGGTGAAAATATTTTTTTATCTAAAGGACAACCACATAACCCACAAGTGTATATATTCAAATGTTTTTGTTGTTGCTTGTATGGACAAGCATTACACGTTGTTATACGCTGTTCAGCTATATATTTTTGCTCAGGAGTAGGATTAGCTGCAGCAATCCATGCCTTAGCTATTTCTACTAGTTTAAGCATTACTCTTTGGTTGTGGTTTCTTTTTTGGTTGTGGTTTTTTCTTTGGTTTAGCAGTCATAGTAGGTGTTTCTACTAAAGGTTCGATTATCACCGATGTTTCTGGTGCTAATTCTTCTTCAGGTGTTAGTGTTTCACCTTGAGCTAATGTTGTTGGTTTTTGTTTTGGATAGTACTTAGCGATTAATCCGCTTACTACTAACACAACGATAAGTGCGATAACGATTGACATAATTTATTTATTTTTGTTTGATATAAATATATACAAAAGATAGAGCCCAACCAAATTTAGTTATACACTCTGATTTCTATTGGTGTTTTACTTAATAATCCATTACTATTTGACTGGAGTGGGCTTGTTTGTAGTGCAAGAGTATTAATATCACCTTGATAAGTAAGACCTACTGAAGCAGGATATCCATCTAAATCTATAACATTTCCAATAATACAAAATGTCTTTGAATCAGTAAATAACCCATCTGACTTTACAAAATAATAACCTGGATTTTCATACACAAACCATATATTTCCAATAGTATTTTCAAGAACTGTTGCTACTGGAGCTCCTGCATTGTATTGTACTGTTGCATGTCCCCAACTAGTAGGATAAGGTCCTGTTGCAACAAAATACGTTCCTACATTATTATTAGGTGCCCCTATGTTAGTAAAATTAGGCTTAACTCCTCCATCTGCAGTTATCTGGTATGTTACCCCAGTTACTAAAGCTTCTGCAGGATCATCCCAATTTATAGTTCTAATACTAGTTCCACCAGTCTGTGTTAACAAAGCAGTATAAACTTTATAAGGTGTGCTACTTGCTTGTTTATATAATTCACCAGTTGTGTCGTCAATACCTACTACATATGTTGATGTATTATTTGTTAAGTTTGGTAGTGCTACAGTTCCATTAACTTCTAATTTATACCCTGCATCTGTAATATTATTGGTTGCTATTTTTACATTACCGTTATTCTGAATGACCATCTTGGGAGTACCTACACTGTAATCTCCATTTGTATACCACATGTGGTAACCTTGATTACCGTATGATACATTTGTAACACCACCTATATAATCAGTTCTCCATTTACCTACAACGCTTCCACTAATTATTGATGTTATTACACTTTGTCCTGCTGTATCGTTTGGGTTATTTAGTACTATATGTGAACCAGCTCCACCTGTATTAATATAATCTATATTATTTAAGTCTACTTGTAGTTTTCCTACTGGGGAAGTTGTTCCTATACCTATATTGCTACTACTTTGATATAATACACTATCTTGAAATAAGCTAGCACTATTATATGGAAGATAACCTGGGGTTGGATTTACGCTTCCTGGATTAAGAGTAATTGGATTACCTAAACCATCAGCAAAACTCGATCCACTAACTTGTACAAGTCGTTGATATGTTTGATCAATATAGGACCCTAGTAATGAAGGAATTGTTGGCATAATTTGTCATAACTTATTTTAACATTTGTTTTAAAACTGATACTTTATCTAAACCGTTTGCTTCACAAATACTGTTAAAGAAGTTTTTATGTTGATTATTTTTTATTGTATTATGAAAACCTTTTGCTGTACCATCAAAATTCGTTTTAAAAACAAAATAACTTATTATTTCGTTTATTGGATCTTTTGATTTCTTTACAATTGGTTTTGGTTGTACTTTAGCTTCAACCTTAGGTTGAGGTGTAGGAGCAACTTCTTGCACCTTAACTTCCATCATTGGTTTTTTAGGTGCTTCTGCTTGTTGTTTTACCTCTACTGTAACACTTTTTTCAGCTTCCAATACATAATTACTTTCGTAAGGTACGAACAAAGTATCGTCAGCCAAAACTTCTAATCGTATTTTTCCACTTTCCAATAAATTAGCAAACTTTTTTAGTTTGCCCATTGGAATTGTACATTTATTACCTTCAATTTCACCTGTAAATGAATATTCAGCTCCATCTGCCTCTAAAAATAAACGTGCTTTAGCATTATTAATATTAGCACCTTCTAATTTAATTTCGCACTGGAATTCGTTATTCTTATCCTTTAATAATTTGTACATCGCTTAGTGATATTTGTGTTTTTAATTGTTCTGATAGTTTATTGCGAATATCAGATACGATTTGTGGTGCGATAATGTCTTTCACTTCTTTTGTTTGTGTAGTTTGCACATCGCCCATAATAAATATCAACTTGATTTTCCTCCGCGGTATTTTGGTTTTTCCTCCAATAACACCATCTTGTAATGGAGCACCACCTTGTGATATGGTAACCTCTATTACATTCAATACATGATCCCATATAACTCTACCACCCGATTCTACAGTTATACCGTAGGTATCTAGGAGATATTGTGTATATAGGTCACCTAATTTATAGTCATTCCATAAATTATGTGCTTGATCCCATGTTATTTGAGTTGCCTGTAGCATCGTGTAATGTACGAATAAAATTAGGTTAAGCCAAATCTACTTTTTAATGCGTTATAATTTTGTGCTATTTCTTGAGCGCTGAGGGCACGATTATATATTTGAGTTTGCGCTACGCTTCCTGTAAAAAAGTTAGCAGGTAGTGATACTCCATCGCTACATGCTATTTGTACATATTGATTTCCGGTTGATGGAGGATTTGTTGTTAATGTAGTTGATGCTTGTAAATTACCATTTATATACAGTGCTAATATCTTTGTAGTAGAATCGTATGTTCCCGCTATATAGTACCAAGTTGATAT